ATCGAACAGTTTCTGAGTGAATACTCGCCCGTCTGCAAGATACAAATCAATACAGACCCAACGTCCGTCGCCGGTAACCAAGTCATCAGCAATCCTACCAGAGTGGAGATACATCTCGTATTTCCCCCAATGGTAGGCAGCAGATAACGAGGTTACTGCCTTAGAGGCTTTCCTCGGAATATACTTCAAGCCTGTGATTTTAGTTATATCTGAAAGATTTAACTTTTCACAGACGGCCTTCTTCTTCCGTAAAGGAATCGGTCGGCCTTTGGCATTACTGCCAAAATAGAGAGGTATATCTTCGGAGTCACCCCTAGTGGCGAACGTCTCGATCGTAGTCCCTCGGAAGGGACCTCCGCGCAAGGCCTTCGGAGTCAGCTTATAAAGCGCTTTTTCCAAAGCAGCAAATGCGGGATACTCATTAAGTGCATGGCACTTATTCAGTATATTAGCACAATCGGCAATTGTTTCAGGGTAATGAAAGTCAAAGGACTTCAGATACCCATGATCATCATGCCAATTGGCCCCGCAACTCTCCCGGAACTTTCCTTCAATGAAGGATTTGTCCCGATTTACGACCCACCCTACTTCTTCTAGAAGTTCGATAAGTCGTGGAGCACAATTTTTGTTGATGATTATATCATCTCCAAAAACGGTGGCTGTCGGATCAAGTACTCTGCTGATTGCGGTAAGAATCAAGGTCATGAGCTCAAACGTGTACCCATTTCCCATGGAAGACATCTTCCTAAGGACGTGGTACTCGTTATCCCCACCATACAGCATGAAGCTGCGTGAGCGGTTGAGAGACTCAAATAACTTCTTCGGTAATAGAAACTCAGATAGCGCGACAGTATTACTGTCACTCGCGTTCTGAAGATCTATTGTGGCTTTACATGGATCACGTATAGCTACTTTGTGCTGATCAGCAAGGGTATCCAAGTTGATACCTATGCCTTTCAGACAATCCCGAAGGAAGTTACCTTGTTGCCGCTGAACGAGAATGTTACCGAAGCTTTCGATGTTAATCGGACGCCTTTTCTCATTATTCTTCGGAACAGTCGAAAAACGACTGCCACGAACGAACTGAGTCACGCGTTCCAATTTCCATCTAAAGATCTCGTAGCCCGGATCTTTAAAGGATCCGAAGCGATTCCACAGGAGTCGTTCAGACTCTCTGCGGTTTTCCGAGAACTGCTGCTTTTGGTACCATTTGGTATATCTTC